ATGGATGCGACGCGGGTGTCGATCGCCTCGGACACTTCGGCGATCAGGCTGAATTCCTCGAGGGCTTCCTCGGTGATGTCGCCGCTCGAGGGGTCGACGTTGCGGCCCTTCTCGTGAACGGCGGCAGTCAGGGCCGGAAGGTCGACGTCGGACGCCGACAGGACCTCGTCGAGCAGGATCTTTCGCGCCGAGGCGCGCTCGTCGGCGCCGAGCTCGGGGTCGACGTCGCGAAGCTGTACGAGGATGTCATCGAGAGTCATCTCGAGTCCCTTCGGATCAATGCGGAATTGACCCGTCGACCCGACCCTCTACACCAGCGGCGGACGGCTGCGCCGACCCTGCTCGGCCCGGACGCCAGCAGCAGAAATCGACTGATAGATCAAGAGTAACGGCGTCGCCGTCCGTAAGGGAAAGACCTTGTCCGCCTCGGGGTGCGCGGCGACCCTCCGACCGTGGGGGGAAAGGGCCGCCGCGACTGCGCCGAGGGGGACGGCGTACGTCCGAATCTACCGGCAACAAGCCTTGATCGGTTGCGCTGCGTAGTATCTAAGCCGTGGCGACAATCCTCGCAATTTTTGCTCTCGCCCTTGTCGCAGCGGCCCGCTTGAATCGGCTGCTCGTCCGCGACTTCATCACATCGCCTCTAAGGGCCACTCTCAGTAACCATAAGAACCCGATCTCTCGGTTCGCGTCCGCTGCGCTCTCGTGCACGTGGTGCACGGGCATGTACACGGGCTTCGCGACGGCCGCCTTCGCTCACTGGCTCACCGATGCCTCGTGGCGCGCGCTGCCCCTGACCGGGCTCGCGATCGCGTGGCTCGCCCCCGTGCTCGCCGGATGGCTCGACCCCGAGCCGATCGACGCCGGCGAGCTCGACGAGGGCGACGACCTGATCGCGGCCGAGATCGTCGACGACACCCCCGGTAAGGACTGATCGCCGATGACGACGACCTCGAGGAAGAAGCCGCTTCGCCGGATCGCCGCGTCGGCGATGCTCGATCCTCGAGGGGTCGCCGGCGTCATCCCGGTACGCGGCGAGGGGGCGCGCCCGTGGGACCTGTACCGGCAGGTGCCCGAGCTGCGCAGCGGGATCGAATGGCTCGCGAACGCCATCAGCCGCGCCGATCTGTACGTCGCGCGCCGCACCCCGGACGGCCTCGAGAAGGTCGACGGCGCGCGCGAGAATCAGGTCCTCGACGAGCTGTTCGGCACCGGGCCGTCACAAGGCGACATGCTGAAGCGGATCGTGACGCACCTCGAGGGCGCCGGCGAAACGTATCTCGCACCGATCAAGGACCCGCAAGCCGGCGGCGCGACGACATGGCGCGCCTGCTCGACGCTCGAGATCAGGTCGACGGGTGGCACTCTCGAGGTGCAGGTCGACACCTCGGAATGGGTGCCGGCTGCGGGGAAGGTCCTGCGGATTTGGTACCCCGACGAGGTTCAGGCGTGGCGCGCCTCGTCGCCGATCGTCGCGATGGAACCCGTACTTCGGACGATCATCGCGATCACGGCGCGGACGACTGCGGTCGGCGAGAGCCGGCTCGCCGGCAACGGGATCTTGCCCCTCGCCGACACGCTCTCGGTCGAGATGCCGGCATCCGAGGGCACCGCGAACCCGGTCCGCTCGCGCGATGTGGTCGGCGCCCTCGAGGATGCGATGGTCGCGCCGATGACGGACCGGGGCCTCGTCTCGTCCGTGGTGCCGATCATCATCGTCGGGCCGAAGGAAGACCTGCCGACCAAAGATTCGTGGATCACCATGGCGTCGCCGCTCGACGCCGACGCGCCCGAACAGCTCGAGCAGTACCTACGGCGCATGGCTACGTCGATGGGTCTGCCGCCCGAGATCGTGCTCGGGCTCGGCGAGTCGAACCACTGGAACGCGTACGTCATCGTCGATCAGGCCGTGACCGTGTCCGTCGAGCCGCGCACCGACGTCATCACGTCGGCCCTGACGTCCGGGTACGCGCGGCCCCGATGGAAGGCCCTCGGCGTCGAGGACCCCGACCTCGTCATCGCGGCCGACCTGTCCGACCTGACGATCAAGCCGGACCGGTCCGAGGCAGCCGACCGGGCCCGGGCGCAGGGCCTGATGACCGACGAAGCGTGGGCGCAGTACAACGGCTTCGACGAGTCCGTGATCCCGAAGGGCGACGAGCGTAAGCGGATCATCCTCGAGCGCGTGCTGTTCGCCGACCCGAGTACGGCCCCATGGATCTTGCCCGAGATCGGGATCACGGTCCCCGGGTTCACCACGACCGAGCCGGCGCCGCAGGCGCAGCCGGCCCCGACCCCGCCGGCGTCCGGTGACGCCGAAAGTGCTGCCGGCGATGCGCCGGTCGCCGGCGGCCCCCCGACGCCATCCGGGGACGATCCGGGCGAGCCCGAGCAGCCGGTAACGGCCGCCCTGTCCTCGGTCGAGGACACCGTTCTCGCCGCGATCGAGTCGGCCGTCCTGCGCGTCCTCGACCGGGCGAATAACCGGCTGCTGCGCAACTGCGGCCGGTCCGAGCGGGCCGGCCTGAAGGACTGCCCGACGATCGACCTGCACACGAAGCTGCCGGTCACGGCCGAGCTGAAGGCGAAGATCCTCGCCGGCGCGTACGAGTCATGGGACGAGACGATGCCGCGCCTCGTGCCCCTCGTCTCGTCCTACGTCGAGTACCTGATCGACAACCAACTGCCGCACTCCCGAGAATTCCTCGCCGAGACGCTGATCGACAGGCTCGGCGACCACATGCCCGAGGTCGTGCGCTGTGCCTGAGATCCTGATCAGCCGCGAAGGCGAGGACGAGCTCGACGAGGCCGTCCTCGAAGCGCTCGCCGCGTGGTTCGACGACGCCGAGATCACCACGGCGACGACGGCCGCCGGCGCGCAGGTGTACGCGGCCGTACGGTGGCCCGGGGCCGGCGTGTGGCGCCGCCTCGTCGACGAGCATGTGATCCCGGTGTCCGAGCGGCTGTACCGCGCCGGCGCGGCCGTCGTGTCGGGCGAAGCCCTCGAGAGGTTCCTCGACGGAGTACGCGGCCGGCTCGTCGAACAGTCGACGCTGATCGACGACATCAAGGCGGCGCAGCAGCGGTACGGCGACGAGGCTGCGTCGCTCGACTGGACAGGGGCCGGCGACGACGCGCTGCCGTGGCGCTCGCGTGCGGCCCTGATCGCCGGCCACGAGGCGCAAGTGACCTCGATGCAGTCGGCGACCGATTCCAACCCGGGGGCGCGCAAGCGTTGGCGCTCACGTGAAGACGACCGGGTTCGGTCCTCGCACCGTAAGGCCGATGGTCAGGCAGTCGGCCTCGACGAACCGTTCCGAGTAGGCGGCGCCGAGCTGATGTATCCGGGCGACCCGTCCGGTCCGGCCGGCGAAATCCTGAACTGCCGCTGCGAGATGTACCTGATCACCCCGGAAGGAAGGGCAGCGATGAACGCATCCCTTACGGCGGCCGTGTCCGTCGACACCGATCTGCCATTCGCGCCCCGCGATACCGAGTGGGACGGCGCAGCAGCGAAGAAGGCCCTCGCCGCGTGGGCGACGGACGGCGACACCCTCGACGAGGACAAGCTCGCGCGCGGGTACGTGTGGCGCACCGAGGGGCCGCCCTCGGATTGGAAGCTGCCGGTCGCGCGGGTCGCGGACGGGGACCTCGAGCTCGTGTGGAACGCCGTCACGGCCGCCGCCGCTGCGGTGCAGGGCGCCCGGTCGCCGATCGACCTGCCGGCCGGCGACGTCGACAAGGTGAAGGCGGCCCTGTCGAAGCTGTACGCGAAGGCGGCGAAGGACTTCGACGACGACGAGATCACGGCGCCATGGGACCGAGAGACCGAGGCGAGCCTCGCGATCTCGGCGATCCTGCGGACGCTGCCGGCGGACGCGTCGCCGCGCAGCGTGGTCGCCTCGCTCGATGGCGTGGTCGAGGTGATCGAGCAGGGCCTGAAGTCGGCCGCGCGCCGGCAACTGATGGCGTCGGCCCTGTCGTCGGCGCTCGACGACGCGCAGCAGGCCCTTCCCGGGGGCGACGACTCGGGTCCGTGGCGTCCGCCGGCCGCGTGGTTCACGCCGCCGGACGGCTCGCAGACCGAGCTGATCTCGCCCGAGGGTCGCGTCGCCGGCTACGTCGCCACGTGGAACGACACGGACGGCGGCCCGATGTGCCACGCCGGCTACGCGGCCGAGGGGGAGTGTCAGACCGTGCCGAGGGGAGGGTCGTACGACTACTTCCATCAGGGGAACGTGACGCTCGAGCTCGACGACGGTACGAAGGTGCACCCGGGCCTGCTGACGACGGACATCGGGCACGGGCCGGCGACGCCGAACGTCGATGCGCAGGTCGCGCACTACGACAACCCGCAGGCGATCGCGGCGGCCGTCGTGGTCGGCGAGGACGACAAGGGCATTTGGATGTCGGGGGCCGTCCTGCCGCAGGTCCTGCGCGACGAGGACAAGTTCACGCGGCTTCGCCTTACCCCCGTGTCCGGGCATTGGTCCGAGACGCAACCCGGGGGAGCGCTCGACCTGATCGCCGTCACGAGCGTGAACAAGCCCGGGTACCCGCAGCGCGCGACGAACGGGTATCAGCTCGCCGCGTCGATCGCCGGCAGCGAGGTAAGCGACCTCGCGATGTTCCGGGCGCAGCTCGCCGAGATGCTGGCAACGGTCGACCTGATTCTCGAGGGCCGGCCCGAGGAAGACCCGGAC